GCCCAGCCGTCAAAGTGTGTGGCGGGATACACAGCAGGATCACAAAACTCCTTCATTTGCTGATACCATTCTTCAGCACTGTCATGACCATCGCCTTGCAACACATTCAAGAACTTGGCGCCGCCTTCTTTGACGCCTCGTCGGTGTGCCATAAAATACAAGTTGTTGTATTTGGTGGCTGCAACTGCTTCTGGCAGTGTGGCAATACCACAGGCCCGGCTGGATTTCTTATCGTGTATGACCCAGGTAGGAATATCAAGAATCATGCCATAGTCTGCAATGCTGTCTAGCCAACGCAACACTGCATCACGTTTTTTCTGGGCAGCATCCAATCTCTTTTGATAGTCAGCAGCAGGGTCTTTTTTGATTTTTTTACCTTTGGCATTGACCACTTCAGTTGGACCTTGAGCAATCAATGCAGCCATTTTATCTTGTACTGCTTGGCTGGTTGGATCACGCCATTCACCTTCCCACAGGCCCTTGGCAATCTGGAATCCACCTGAGTCACCTAGCATGAAAGTGCCTGGCTCGCGACTACGCACCATGTCTTCTGACCAGTCTTGTTTGTTCAAGTCCAAGTTGGCATGACCAGCTGAATACAAACTCCAACGATATGGGAACATGGCCTTAGAACTGTTGAGCCAATTTAGTTGTTCCATGTCTGTGAGTCCCTGCGGAAAACGTGCAGGATCCACATAAGGTTCGTTGCGTTGCTTGCCCACAAACGTGGCATAGAAGCCTGAGATTGCAGGCAAGAACACGGCATAGTCATTCTGCTTGGCGGTTAGATTGTCTTGGTTCACTTGCTTTGTGCTGGTAAAATATAGTTGTAAACAGCCACGCCTGAATCCACAGTGATTTTGGCAGCACCATCATCACTGATGCGAATAGTTTTGTCCCCAGTCAGCGCCATGATAGCCATGAATTGGGTGGCTGGCCAAGACCAAGCACGTTTCAATTGACCATTCACACCTGAGTGAAACACAAAGTTACCAGCGTGTGTTGAATGATCACCAAAGAAAAACTTCAAGTCGCCGTTCTCGGTCCGGGCCTGAAAGTTGGGCTCTTCGGCATTGGCCTGTGCTTGCATACGCAATCGTTGAATAGCAGCCACAGTGGGCTCAAATTCAATGTGCCATGTGGCACCTTTGAACTTGGGTGTGGGTAGTTTGTCGTTCACCACATTGGCTGTCATGAAACGATATGTGTTGCGAAAGTCGCCGGTGGCGTTTTCAAATTCAATACCGTCGGGCTCACCGGTGGCTTTCTTGGTCAATTTTAGCTTGGCATTTTCCTTGTATTCTGGCAAGTTCAACAAGATTTTTAACTTGTTCAAGTTGGGCATGCCAAATGTGCCTATAAAATCTGGGTGAGGATTTTTGAATTTACCGTCCAATATAACTGACAAGTCTTCAGCCACTCCCACAATGCCTATACTTTTGTCGTCTCCTGTGATCTTGATCAAGTCAATGTAGCTAAGATCGTGTGTGTGTTCTACCAAGTCTTTAAGATAATCTCTCATGCTTACTCCTATGTTGTATGATTATATAGATTTTTTTACTAAGTTGCAACTATTTTGGCCAGGCTCTGCCCGCCTCTAACAGATTCAATTTCGCCAGGTCTGCGCAATTCCATCCAAGCAATGTCACCTTGGCCGCGATTCACAGAAAGGGTTTCAAACCCAATGTGATTGCAATAGGCTTTTATTTCTCGTCCAGGTGTGTAGCACATGAAACTTCGTTCAGCCAATGCCACACCATGTGCCCAATCACAGTCGTTGAATGTGAATATGGCCACTCCTCCGGGTCTGAGTCTGGCAAACATACTGTCTAGATATTGACGTACAACCTTCATGGGTTTGTAGTTAAAGTAGTTGTAGGCAAATATCAGTCCGTATTGATTTGTAGGCAACTGCCACAGTGCATCGGTATGCTCGTAGTCGTTGATCACATATGGTCTCAACCTGCGTTGATATTCTGGCGTAAATGCCTGCACAGCAGGATCTAACAGTTCCTCATGTTGATCCACAAGGTACAATGGATCCAATGGTACTAGGTCTTCAATAAACTTTTCTTGTGCAGGACGCATGATCAATCCAGGCAATCGCCAATCTGTGTACTGTAGCAATCGGCCCGTGAGCAATAATCGGCTGTCAGGATCAAGGCTGAGACGACGATTCAAAATGTATTCATTGGTTTCATAACACATCTCTTGTTCATACAGTTGTTGACTGGCTTGGTATTGTGCAGGTTCAAGTGCTGAAATTTGTTCACGCACATTGGCTTTGAGATCATCCAAGGCAGATTGTGCATGTTGGAACTCACGAGCAATGTCATTGATTTTCTCAGTGAATGCACTGCCATACTCATCAACTTGTACAGCATGATTTGCTACCACATGACCTATTTCATAAAACTTTTTAACAGCCGCATGATAGTCAGGAGCAAGTTCATTGCTGTCCAACAAATTCAAGTATCCAACAAGTTCGCTGAGTTTCATTCAAAAGAAAATAAAGAAGTAAATGTGTTTTCTGTGTTGGTAGCCGCTGCCAAGTCCCAGTCCAATACACCCAATAAGTTGTCAATCTTTTGATCCACCACAGTGGCTTCCATTTCTGTGTCATCAAACGGCAGGTCCTTGAACCACTGCGGCAAGTGCATTTCGTCTGTGGGATAGCCAATGCTGGTCCAACCCAATGCATTGCTTCGCAGTTTGCACACAATGGTTTTCATACCATCAACCACCTGCATACTGTAGTTGTCTGAATTCATTCTTCGCAAGTTGTTCCAATTTAGAGCCGCCCGTACATGTCCGGGCATGTTGGCTTTGCCCAGGCGTTCTTCTTCCCGGCTGTATTTGGTCAAGTTGTTCACACGCTTGGGCGAGCCTTTTTCCCAGCCAGGTCTCTCTTTGAATTCATACTTGAACTCACGCACACGTTCAATGATTTCATCACGTTGCGCACCAGACAGCACTTTATTTAGAATTTCTAACAAGAAGTCCTGAATAACTTTGGGAGTATCTGATCGTTTCAAGTCCAAACCAGTGGCCTTGGTCTTGCCAATTGCACCGTTGACATCTAGTCTTTTGTTCTCAATGTCAATGGCATTCACAGCATAGCGTTTCTTTGTGATAAACAATCCACGATCCGCTACTGTTTCACGTCCGGCCTTGATCAACTCGCCCATGTCTCTGGGGCAGTGGAAAGCACGTTCCATAAACGCCGGGAATGAATCATTTACCTGGTCGGCAATTGAATCGTACAACTGGATGCAAATTTCTTTTGACCATTCCATGCGACCTTCAGCAACTTCTTGCTTGAGTGCAGGCCATGCTGAGAAGTAGCAGGAGTCTGTGTCACCGTAGATAACTGCCCGACCCACATGATCGTATTCACCTGTTATGCATTCATTTAAGTAGGCATCCATGTGCTTGGCAATGCTACGTCCAGTCAATGTTGTGCTTTGGCCAATACGTTTGTCAAAGAACCTACAACCTGGATTCAAAATAGCACCATACAAACTGTTCAAGTTAATCTTCTTGACCAACTGACGCTTGTCCCAGAAAGCAATCTCTTTGGCATCTCGGGCGTCTTTCTTTTTGGCCTGCATCTCTAGACGTTCACGATACCAACGTTCCAGCAAGCCAGGAATAACACCTTTCTTTTCGTATGTGAATATGGTACCGTTGGCACTCAAAATCCAAGGTTGATTAGAGTCAAACATCATGTACCAAATCTCAGCACCTGAGTGTACAGTCTCTTCGCCTGACTGCCAGTCTATGGTGATCTCTGTGCCACGTTGTTGTTCCATCACCGCTGTGTATTCTAGACTGGCAAACACACCTTCCCATGCTGCTGCAAATGAGTCACCTTTGGACATTTTGTCCTTGATGTATCGGTCAGTCATTACCGGACGCAGTTGACCTATGATGGTTTCTGGTCCCATGTTTAACGCACGAATTGCTGACGGATATAGACTGTTGATATCCACACTCCCAATCCACTCATGTAATCCTTTCTTGGGATACGCAACATAGGCGCCAGCAGCCTGTGTGTCCTCATCTGTAAGTCGCTGTTGCCGATTGGGCACAACCATGCCACGTTCATGTGCTTCGTTGATGATGGCCTGTTCAGTCACTGCCACAGCGCCCATGGTAGTGGCCAACAGCACTGTATTAGCATGTGCCAGTTCGCTGGCCAGTTCCAAGAAGCGCAGTTTTTTGTCTAGTTTGTCCAACAACAAGGTATCTTGTCTGTTGTATTCGATAAAGGTCTTGAAGTGTTGATTGTACAACTGATCCAAGGTGCCTTCAAACTGTGTCTTGCGCTCACCCAGTTCGTATTCAGCAATGGCATCCAGGCTGTAGCTATGTCGCTCTTCATAAGTGTACTTGCGATACAGTTGCATATAGTCCATATGCACACGACCCACCAGGTCATAGGTTTCATTCTCAGCACCAAAGCGTTCAAACACACGCTTCTTGGGAAACTGTCCCCACAAACAAAAACGTCGGGTATCGTCTTTGCTGAGCACTCGGGTGATACGATTCACTGTGTAGGGTATGTCATAGCCTTCCGAATTCCAGCCACTCAAGATGTCTGCATCTTCAATTAGGTCCAGGAACATCTTCAACATTTCTGACTCAGACTCACACAGCACAGTGTTTTCAAATTCCGCACAGATCTCACGAGCAGTCTCAGGACTCATGTGACGCGGGGCCACCACCAGTGTGACCAGTTGCTCCAACCAATTCAGATATACCGATATGGCAGTGATGGGATTGAAAGGATCTGTAACAGGCGAGAATCCACGTACTGAATCAAACGCAACTTCAATGTCAAAGAACGCTGTGTTCAGTGTGGGGGCGTCTTGATCTTTGTAGTGCTCTTCAAAGCACCGGAATATGGGATTGATATCCGATTCGTAGATTTGTCGCCCGCTTTGTGCTCGAACTTCCTTGCGAAACTCTTTGTTGTTGCGTGTACTGAATCTTGACACAGGGGTGCCGTAGATGCTTTGAAACTTGCCTCTAGGGTCATCGTAGTAAAAAACATAATTGGCAGGATATTCTCTGTATTGCCGTTTGCCTTCGCGGCGTTCTACCACGTGAATGCGATCGTGTTCACGATCAAAAAGTGCGTCAATATAACTCATTAGTCTCCGTTTGTGGCCGGTAAAGCCTTGTTACATGTTCGTGACGTGAACGATTCGTTGCTGTTCGAAGCAATATTTATAATGTCTTACCCACTGTTTCAAGAATTGTTTCCAACAATTCTTGATCTTGTTTGGTCTTGCCAAACTCGGCCTTGTGTGCCACGCGGATTGCTTTTTTCAACACAGCCGGTTTGATTTCTAATTCTTCTGCAATGGCCTTGATGGTGTCGGTCAAGCCACCTTGTAATGTATCAATTTCATGCATCACGGCCATACCTTCGTTGATGATTTGGGTGAGTTTGA